GGTCTGAGGTAGCAAATATCTCATCGCTACTCGCAATCTGCTTAAGCTGTGGGGTGAGAGACTTATCGAAGAACTCTGTAAGAATACTGCCCTGCAGCTGCGCTATACCTTTATCCGCGCTGGCTTTGGTGCTTTCTAATACTTTGAGCAGCTCCTCCTGACTGCCTTTGGCAGTCTCGAGGCGTTTTAGGAAGCCATTTATCATGTCAGCCTTTTGCGGGAAATTAGCTGATAATACGCTTGAATAGTTGCCCAGTTCAGCGGTCAGTTTTCCGTAATCAATTCCCTCGATACCGCTGGCCCGGGCGTCTAAAGCAAAGCGGCCTAGAACCTTGAGAACCATATAGTCCGCAATCTCTCCACCATCGTTTTTGGGCAATGTGCTTAGAGCAGTCTTAAGGTGGGCTATATCAAAGCGATTGCCTCGTTCTAGCCAATCCACAGACAGATCTTCAAAGGCGCTATCGTACCCGGGCTGGTTAAATCCTTTGCCCGTAATTGTCGCCGTGAGATCTTCGTTGCTGGTCCGCCCAAGTGTGCTGTCGTAAAGATCTGCATACTCGGCTAGCTTTGATTGTGGAGAATTTGGCCCACCAGATTTAAACAAGTAATCCTCTTGGAAATACCGCTTAGCTTCCCGGGCGTTTGCGGCTAACGCATCACCGCCCTCTTCCTCAACAAAATCTAGCATGTCGTTATCGATGAACTTGATAAAGTCCCTGACGGTAGACCCAGCCAAACCGTTGCCCCGGGTGTATAAATCGCTAGCCAGCTGTGACATTTCTTGGCGGATCTGCTTGTAGAAAAAGCCAAAGTTAAGCTTGGGGTCGTTGTCTAGAAATTCCTGTACACGATCTATGACTTCCTCTGGCGTTTCACGGCGCATAGCGCCCTCTTCGCCAGCTTCATCGGCAACCATTTTAGGCTGTACAAGTCTGTGCAGCGTCCCAACCGGGCGATTACTTTTTACCAGATATTCCGCTTCAGTGATGCTGCCGAGGTTGATGCGTTCAAACTGATCAACGATTGCTTCAGCATCGATTGGCCCACCGCTTACGGCTGCGTATTTAGCATCCTTATCAGTGCGTTGGGCTACATACGACACTTCTAAAAGTTTCTTTATGCGGTCTCTGACCGCCGTAGCTGGGCCTTCTAAGTCAGTGCCATATTGAGCTGCAAGCTTATCAATTACATCTGTGGCCTCTAGGTCTTGATCAAAGCCAGTCATAATCTTTGCGTAGTCTGCATCATACTTAGCTTGTGCTTGAGCTAGACCACCACTGACATCATCCACAGATGCCCGGGCAGTCTCCGTTAAAGCCTCGACCCCCTCTTGCAGCTTGGCAGTCTGCTGAGCAGCCGTATCTCCACCCAGCTCTTGGGCCTGTAGTCTTAAGTCTTGCTGCACAGCTGCGATAGGTGCGTCCACAGCGTCCACTACGGGTGACCCCGGGATGTTCATGGCCCCAGCTCTAACGCCCAGCGCATTGCTTCGATCCGCTTGGTTACCAGTGCCTTTGAGCAGCGCACTTACCGTATCAATGGTGACCTGTTGGTTCTCGTCCATGCCGCGAATAGATTGTACTAGGACTTCCTTATTGTTCTCCACAATCTTAGCTACGCGCTGACGTGCCTCCGCCAGCATTGCTTCGTTAGCATCGGGTGGAAGGTTAGCCAGCTCGAGAGATAACTGCATATAAACAGCTTTCTCTGGCCCCTTGGCTGCAGTCACAAATCCGTCCAGAAGAAACTGAGCTGCCGTGGTGGTAGCGGCCTTTGTTGTAGCTATCGCCCCTAGAACAACCCCGCCAAGGGCCATGCCTTCAGTCAGCGTGTTTAACCTGTGTTCGATGACCCTGTCTGCTTCCTCGTCCCCAAGATCAGCTAAGTCAGGGAAGGCTGGAAAGGTAGCGTCTGGGCCCATAACGAAAGTACCTTCGTCTGTGCCTGTGGTCAGCGTTGCAGCCGTTTCCCCGGTAAGTGTCGCGGTGACCCCTTTTAAGGTGTTTACGACAACATTGGCTACCTTAGATGTTGCTTGCGGGATAAGCGACAAAGCACGTACTGTGCCCACCCCAGTGGGCAGACCAGCAATAATGGCAGGGCCAGCGTCAGCAATCAAAGCATCAAAAAAAGTCCCGCCAGTATCGACATTAACTGCCTTTTCTTGGGCGCTTTCTACTAGGTCATCTGGATATTGATCGCCGATTGGAGAGGATCTAAGTAGATCAGCCGCATCTGTTTTCTCTAAAAAAGCGGCGTCTGCTTCTCTCAAATCAGATACGCTTTCTTGAATACCCTTACTCAGAATTTGTGGCCCACCAACTTTTGCAGTGACATCATAGGGGGATACCCCAAAGAGCATTTTTGCCCCGCCCATAAAACTGGTTTCTGGTTCCGGGATCAGTGAGTCACTGCCGTCCTCCCTTACAAATCTATGGGAGTTACCCACCAGCTCAATATTCGGGTTCAGATCTCTAGTATGTTCACCGTTCTCGTCTTTCTGATAAACAATGTCCTTATATCGGTCCATCGCCTCTCCGAGGCTAAGACCATCGTACATATTGGTGGGAAAAGCAGCCTCGAAAGAAGGTTGGGACACTGCATCCTTAAATGGATCATCCTCATCATCTTCGACTAAGATTGCATCTTTGAATGGATCGTCGTTTACCGCATCAGCAGCCATTATTTAATTCCCTTTTCTTAAGGTGTCACCTACTGATGAATTTTGTAGCTTTAGACTGTTAGGGTATGCATCTTTGAGCGCCTGTGTGACTATAATTGTTTCCCCTTCGTTATATGTAGAAATTAAATCTTGAGGGCTTTTTTCAACAACAGGAGGCCCGGCTGCAGATGTAGTTTGAAGATCCGTTTTGCCTTCAAGTGCGTCATATAATTGGATAGATTTCACAGGGTCGTAGTTTGGCGAAATATCGCTAGTAAATGCTGACTTAGCGTAGTTATTAAAATTTTGCCCATATGGGTACTTTCTCAAACCATCTGTAATTTCTCTTTGGGCAATGATTGAACCAATCTTACCATTACGTTTAGTTTCAATAGTACGAATTGTACTGGAAATTAGCCTATTTATAAGCGGTAACGCTTTTTCTGGAGACAAGCCTTGCCCAACTTGCTGGAGGTTCATCGCTAATTCTTTGTCAGATAGACCTTGGCCCGTAGATCCCATCAAACGTGCTTGGTCGTATGCTGCTCTCAATTGCATTGCGAACAACAACTTGTCGTTTTGTGTGCCCAGCTGTTCAAATATTGGGGTAGCAGCTGTTGCAACCCTTTCGTAACTAACATCATCTTTGCCAAACATAGATGAGAATGCCGTGGCAAACTGATTGATTTCTTCGTTAGCCCCACCAATCGCTGTAAGGTAATCGTTCATAGCGCCGGGGTTTTCAGTGACTAACTTGCGGTACTCCAGCAGATTATCTACAATACTAATGCCGTCTTGAACAAGCTCAGAAGCTTCTTGAATAGGGGTGTTATAGACCTTGACCATCGTGGCTACATCACCCTCTGGAGCAAGGAAGCCTTTTGTAACGTCTTCTATCACCTGGCTTTCATCGAGCGCATTCACAAAGACTGATGCAGTGACCATCTCACCATCTTCGCCACCTTCTTTAGCCACTTGTCTGGTAACTTCTTTTACAAGAATTTTACCGCCGAGATCGATCATGCCGTCCTCGCCTACTGGGTAGTACGCTATAGGATCCTTTTTCTCTCGCGCAGCTTTAACAGCTCGGTCATTGTACATATCCATGACATCGGTCAGCTGGGCGATATAATCCTCTTTAGCGTCTTTAGGAATATTCTCATTGTTCTGGATAGTAAGAATGGCCCCAGTGGCATCTCCCGAATTTTGTATACGTGTTTTGTCGAGGAACTCTGCAAAGTCGAATACGTCTAAAGTAGTCATAAACTCTTGCACTTGGGCAAGAGCAGCATTCCTTTCTGCTTCCCCAATGGTATTATCAGCATTAATCGTTGCAATAAGCCTTTCTGCATCATCTTTAGTTTCAATGCTTGCAAAATCGAGATCAAAGCCAGCTGGTTTCATTGGTTCCAACGTAACCATGTTTTCTTGATAACCGCCTTCAGTGCCCTCGAAGGGCTGCGATTTATCCCCAGCAGCCCATTCTTTGAACGCTTGGCTGTTGCTTATATCCTCGACTGTGCTGTCTGCTGTGCCTGTGTCGATCTCTGCAATAAGCTTATCGACATCTTCATCTGAGGTCAGGTAATTGCCGTTTTTGTCTTTTCGATCTAAGAACTCCCAAGTATATCTAAGGATATTACGCTCATTGCGTTTAATTTTTTCTGGTGTCGCGCCGGGTACGCCCCGGACCCCGGCAAGCCGTTGTTGAGCGTATCCTATAAAGAGCTTATCCTGAGTTCTCTCATCAAATACCGTGTCATCCGTAATCTCTAACTGCTCAAAAAGGCCACCTTCCTTCTCAAAGTCACGCAGAGTGCTGCCTACGAACTGATATTTACCAACAGGAGTACTGGCCAGCCCTCTGCCATAGGCGTTTGCTTTTTTGGGCATAAACTCCTTAGACCAATTAAAATAATCTCCATCTCTTTCAACAAGCTTCAGGACTTCTGGTAGGGTCATCTGAGACACAGGCTTGTCTGTCTTAAAAAAGGTTTTCTTACCGTCAAACTCCCCAATAAGAAGCGCATTGATGTCCCCGGCGGATTCACCTTGGACAAGCCTGTCCATCATTGATTTATTTTGACGAGGAATATTTGGTATTACTGCCCCGGCTTTTTCTACCGTAGTGCGGTTAAAACGCCCTGCTTCCGTTGCAGCTTTATAATCAGCTTCAACTTTTGCAGCATCGCCTTTAAAGTTTACTAGCTGCCCAAACATATAATTAATCGTGCCCTCATCGCCTTGAAAACCCACGTTTAAAGCAATCTGCTGGGCTTGTTTAAGGTAAAGGGCATCTTCGTCTGCCTGCTTTTCACGCTTTTCTTGCAGCTTAGTCTTTTGTGCTTTCAGATCAGCCGCCTTTAGAGCGTCAGCTTTAAGCTTGGCGTCCTGTTTTTTACTCATCATAGGCACATAAACAGAGGCGAAGCCCTCCACAAAACTGCCGAATTTATCAGGCTTCTTAGCGTAGTTTATGCTGCCGTCAGCAACTCCAGCTTGAACGTCACGCCATCCCATCAGCCATCTCCTCTTCAACTGGTTCTTCGCCCATGCCGAGCATGGTCTGCTGTTCCGCCCCAGACGCCTCTAAAGGCTCTTCTGGCATTGCCATGAGACCGCCTTCTGGCGGTTCCTCAAGCATCTCCTCAACAGCTGCTGGTGCTGGGGCTGCGTCTTCCGCATCCACTAGGCCGAGCGCTATTTTTAGGGATGTTGGAGTGATCGACACACGATCTTTATCGCTAGCGCCCATCTCGTAGGTTTTGCCCTCAGACTTCGCCATAATCTCGATATACCTAGCAACAGGCCCCGCCATTAGGATGGCAAGGTCAATGGGGATCTTTCCCCGGCTGATGCCTTGGAGCATTAAGCTGGCAGTGATCACGGTGATTGGGGTCTCCAGATCAATTAGAGACATAATCAGGTCAGTCTCTTGGGGCTCGTCCATCTTAGCGATAAAATATTCAACGCCCTCATCGTAATCCACGATGTCCGGGGGACGATGCCATCCATAGTTGCGGGTGTCGGTAGTAAAGTTAGCTCCGGGGATTGGCGAACTAAACTTCTGCATCAAGCATCTCCTCTTCGGTTGGCTCAGCAGCCTCTGGCTCTGCCATCATCACCTCTTCAAGCTTGTCTAGATACGCGGGGGTATAGATCAGCCCTTCTTCAGACATCTCTGCGATATTCCGAGGCACTTTGCCTTCGATAAACCCCTTGATGGATTTCTTAATGGCGTCTTCAAACTTCATTTTTTTTAAGCTCCGCTATCAACTGTGCTTGTTGTCTAATTTGTTCCCGTTGCCGCTCCAGTTCTTCGAACTGGCGGTCAACAGCACTCTGCTGTGGAAAGGGTATTACTGTGTCTGAGCTCACTTAGGCAGCGCTGCATAATTCACTAGCAAGTAGCCCTGTGGTCCTTGCACAATAGCTTCGGGGTGGGTCTTCTGGACCTCTTGGGCCATTACGCCAAAGGTGGGCCCGGTGTTTAAACCCACCCGCTTAGCTTCGGCGTTCCAATCCCAAGTATAGTATCTGATGCCATCCACAGTCTCTAAGTGCTCGACATTTTCTTTGAGGCGGATATCTGAAGGAAGACCTTCTGTATTTTTTTTCATAGATTTATCTACCGTTTCTTCAAAGTTTCCGCTTATAACTGCATCAATCCCATCCGTATAATTAGTAACCTCATTGCGGATGATCTTTAATCTCCGAACCAACTCATCAAAATGAGTAGGGTGGTTTCTCTGTAGGTAATCCATGCGTTGGGGGCTTGATTTGCAGAACGCTGTGCAGGTCAGGCAATCGATAGAACTGTGGTGAATATCAAATCTAGGATCAGTCTCACCTTTTGATTTTAGATACGATTTAACATCGTCATCAGACCAATCTTCAATCGGAAAGAAATATTGAAAACCATTTTCCCAATCCCCGCTGGACTTATTATCCTTATGTCCATCAGAGCTTCTTTGTCCGGTGATCACAGCGGTTGCATCCACATGCTTCGCTAGTGCGTACAGTGGTTGATGAATATTTTCCAAACAGCATTGTAAGTAATCTACAATTTTGACTGCTTTTTTCCCGGCATAGCGTTGGCCCAAGTGCGTGTTATCTATAGGGACAACGTCAGACGGCATTCCGTTTTTTTCCACCCATTTGGGCTGATCCGATTTATATTTGATAAATTTAGGAGACTGCTTTGATACTTCAGTCATGTAGGCTTTAACTTCAGGTACGTTGTTATTGGTATCCACCCAGCCGACATAAATTTTATCTAGATAAGGTTTTAGTAGATGCCAGACAGCCATGCTGTCTCTACCACCCGAACAAAAGAATATTACGTTCTCATGTTTTTCTAATATTGTTTTGATCAAAATGCTGTAATTCCGGCACTAACAATACTCCCTAGTGCCTGATACTTGCCGCTGCTAGAACTTCCGCTGCCGCTCATTGCCCGGATCTGTGCAGCGAGTATTTCAGCGTCTCTAGTGGCCTCATTGTCGGCACCTTTGAAAATATAGTCCAACAGGTTATCGATGCTGTCCCAAAGCCTGTTCTGGGCCTCTTGAGAGATGTCTAAAGTGTTTTTTACATCCTGCCCCACCGCCTCAAAAATCATTTCTGTGTTGGCAGTTTCAACAGTCTGTCTCCACTTTGCGTTGGAGACATCAATATTGTATTGCATTTCACTGCTGAAACGGTCCCGGCTGTCAGACATCTCAGCGTTAAACTGCCTAACTGTGTTGATTTCCCCAGCATTAAATCGCTCGATGGTGTTCATTTCGGTAGAGTTATGTCGCTCAATTGCGGAGTTGAGTTCGTCATAGAATTTAGCGAAATCGTTTTCACTTTCGGCAGTGAAAAGCCGTTGAGCATTTATAGCTTTCTGGTCTTCAAAAAGTGCCTGTACAACAGCCTGTTTATCAATAACTTCGGCTTGTTGTTCGTTGGTCAGGTTCTTGAGGTCCATCTCTAGAAACGCTTTTGCGTTGGTGACCGCAGATGTCTCCCGTGCGCTCAAGTTTCCCAATTCAAAATTCGCTAGGATTTTTGCTTTGTTAATAATTGCCTCTTGTCGATTATCGAGGTTTGCAACAGTAATTGTTTGAAAGAAAGCAGCTTCTTTATCAGCTACACCCAAAGTCGCTTCCATCACAGCGTTGGCGTAGGCAGCGGTTGCCGCTGTCCCGGAGATGCCTGAGAAAGCAATGGTTTTTTGCGTATCACGCACCATCGCCTGTGCCCAAGCTGGGATCTTTGGATCACCGTTGCTATCCTTAAATTCAGCGGAGATAATCTCCATCTGGCCGAGAATTGTGGCTTTGTGGTCGGTGTAGTTGCCGTTGCCCAATCTCTCTGCGAGAAGCTTGCCAGCGGGTGTTGAAGTGTCAATAATTGTAGATATGTTTTGGCTGGCAAAATCATCTAGCGAATTTCCAAGGACGCCCGTCCCGGCATTTTCAGCAGCGACATCAATCTCAATATCGTCAGCATTAACAAGATTATCGTCATCGATTTTGCCTGTTGCGGCGTTTACTTTAGTGCTTGCATCAAGTTTGTCCGCTGCAGTGCTTGCCGTAAAAGTTTCAGCACCCGGGTTTGTAACCTCACCAACAGTTTGTGCAGTACCAGCTGTTTTGGTAGAAACTGTAGGGTCTTCTCCGAGAGCATACCTTGCATCGTAAGGATCCAAATTTGTTCCCGCTGCATCTGCGTCCAAAGTTGGTAGCAAATCTTCTATTTTTAGGCCGCGACTAGATAACCACGCTTCGGGATCAGCTATAATTGCTGCCATGTCTTTTTGTGCAACGTCTAGCCCAGCGTCTGTTGCCATTTTAAGAATGTCTTCGGCGCTTACAGCGCCCGGGGTGCGGACTAAATCATCTTCTGTCGAAGTTCCTGTAGCTCCAGACGAGCCGGACGAGTCTTCATCGCCAGAGCGGCCACCTTCATTAGCTAGATCTTCTTGTGTCGTGTTTACTGTAGATGCCTCTACTTTTTCAGAAAACGAAGTGTTATTGTCATCGCCTTTATAATCTGCGTTATCACCACTAAAAAAAGTATCGCCAGAACCGCCTTTCCCGCCGCCATCGACCATATCGCCAAAGTCATCATATCCGAAAATAGGCATTAGATTTTATCCTTTTCTTCATGGCAGCGCCGAATACGGTCACGCAAATAAACATAGTTTCCGATTGCCTCTTCAATCGCCCGGTTGTTAGGCGGTAGACTTTCGATTTCATCGGCTAGATTGTTGTTGAATGCTTCAGAATACTGCTTCAATTGTGGGCAGTATATTTCAAGCTGAGTTCTATAAACCGTTTGAGCGCAACCGGTCAGTGACAGACTTACGATCAACAATAGCAGCGTCTTCATGTTCAGACATAGCCTTATAAAAATTAGTGGATTTCTTTTGTGCCTGAAGATCGTCTTCTAGCACTTTAGTCTTCTCTGCAGCTCGTCCTCTAACTCTGCCCATGACGTAAATAATAGGTAGGGCGAGGGCTAAAGTAGCGATAATGTAGGTTTTTATTTTACCAAAAATAAACATCATTCAACTACTATCTTCTATTTTGTATTCGGAAGGGTCTATGTATCGAACCTTTGAAGCAGCACCAAAAGACGTGCCTAGCTTCCAGTTATACAAGCGAAGCCTATCAGCCTTTGTTTGAGGTGTTCTTAGGCCATAAGCGTCAAATATTTTATTTCCACTGCCAGAAGCCCCTACAGTTTTCCGTAACGCCCTAGCCTGTTGGTCTTTTTGCGTCTTTTGGCGGCGTTGTTTTTTGCGTATTGCCTTATCGCCCTTCGCCATCAGTGAACCCCGTCTGAGTGATCCTTAAATCGGGCGTATGCGGCAAGGCCTATGCCACCTATGGCGCAGACTAAGAACAGTACTTTAAGGCTGTCTGCGTATGGCAATAAGCCCTGCAGCTGCCCTGAGATTTCGTTCATCGCAGTAGCCGCTCCAGCAATCCCTGCACCAGCCATTGTTTTGCTTTTAGCTAGTGATTTAGGTGCCGCTGCAGATACTTTCTGTGGCATTTCTGAGCCGCCCTCATCGGAGGGCAGAGCAGCATCTGAGGAGAACAAAGCAGCCTCTGCAGCACGTCTCCGGGTGAGGCCGTTTAGAGGCGTGAGCTTGCCATCTACCCTAGCTTTGTTCCAGCGCATCAGCTGCTCTGGCACCTCATCGTATAGCCCTTGATTGAGCTTTTTTAGGAGGGTGGAGCTTTTGAAGGCCCCTGGTCCGAGGTTAAAAACGAAAGACGTGAGAGCGTCATATTGGTATTGAGATAAGGGGACATTAACGAGACGTTTAACAGCTTTGCCGTGCTCATTGAGATCTTCTATAAGCCGCTGCTCGCAGTATTCTTTAGTCCATTTAGTTCCTGATCTGACGCCTCTAGTGGCACCAAATCCACATGTATAACGGTTTGCAGGGCAGCGGTAACTCGAAACCATGCCATCGGGCTGAACACGGTGCAGACCCTCAAACTTTTTAACTAGATTGATGCCTTGGGCGGAGATTGTTTGTGGGTGCATGTTTTACCTTGTTTGAGTATACGGAGCCATAAGGCCGCCGTTGTTTGTGCTCACCGCCGAGCTTAAATTGCCCATCGATGTATTTGCCCCCGGCAGAAATCCATTCACGTACTCATTAGCGTTGGCAATCATCTGACCAACATCCATGCGGAATTGGCTTATCTGATTACCAGATTGATCAAAGCTAGTTTCAATCACGGCTCCTTGAGCGTCGAACTCTCGACGCAACGTATTGCCTTGAGCGTCTAGGCCCTGCGTGACGAGCAAGCCTTGTTGATTAAATGCAGCAGTAAGTTTTTGATACTGGGATCGGGTGGTATCATTTAAAGAATCGCCAGTGGTCTGTAAAAGGCCACGTATGCTATTCAAATCATTAGTCTGGTTGTTATTAGCAATTTGCTGATCAATAGAGGTGTCGCTGAAACCGCTGGATACCGCTCGATTAAGCTGGTCAGCATTGCTCTGGTTAGCGATACTTAAAGAATTTACGTTATTGCCGAGGGAATTAAACTGGTTGAGCTGATCGTCTCGCAATTTTTTAAACGCGTTTGTCTGTGCTTGCTCGAGGTCTGTTCGGGCTTGGTTAGCCAGTGAGACATCATCAGAGTATCTATTGACGTAATCATCAAAATTACTAACGAATCCGTCTTGCCGGGACTGGAGATCAGCTTGATTGTCTTGCGAGCTAGTTGCGTATATGTCTTGATTTGCGGACATGGTAGAAAGGTCGCTAGTCAGACCACTCTGGCCTGCTACAAGATCATCCCGAGCAGCTCCCAGCTGAGTGTTTGTAGCGTCTGTTGCTGACGTAATTTTGGCCTTAGTATCATCAATACCGGCAGTTAGCGCGCTCGATGCATCATCAAATCTTGTGTTTATATTAGCGTTAGTGTTTGTAAGCGTGTTAGCCGTATCTTGGAACCCTGTATCTACAGCAGTCTGTAAGTTTGACCCTGCCGTGTCCACGGCATCAAATCGGGTTCCCATATTTGCAAAACCAGTGTTCTGGCTGGTCTGCACATCTCCTATGTCACTGACTAACCCACTCTGGCCTTCAACTAAGCCAGACTGGCCCTCTGCTAATGCACCAGTCTCGGCATCAACATAATTTGTGAGATCGGTGAAACCTGTGTCGATACGACTACCCAAGCCTGAGAGCAAATCAGTTTGATTTGAAAATTGACCATACAGCCCAGTGGCAGGACTATCTTCGCCCGTAGAGCCTGTACCGATTAGATCGCTTATATTCGACTGCCCTGTGGTAAGGGTATCCCCATAGCTTTTCATATCCGTACCTAGCCCACCAATATCAGACCTAATTCCTGCCTGATTAGTCTGGAGAGTCTGATATTGATCATCTCTCAAGCCGGTCTCTTTGATGGTAGTAGTGCCGCCTTTAAATGCAATCATCCCTGCACGTCGAGGCTGCAGATATCGGCTCACGCCAAACGGGTTAATCAAGGTCATTTTAAATCTCCATCGAAATTACGGTGTAGAGCGGCTTGTACTTCGTGCCGCTCTTGCTGGTTACGTTTTCCATCCTCTTGACCCACCCTTTGCGGCCCCAGATTTGGACATTTTGGCATTTGTTTTCTCTGGCAAATCGCTCGAAAACTGAATGCCCGGATTGTAATTTATCCCAGTCTGCGATTGAACCCCCACACGTCATGATTTGCAGAGATTTGCGGTTGTCGAAGATTAAAAAGCGGGTAGCAAATGCAGAGGTTATCTGATCCTGATCCACATATACCCAGACATGCATCTGTCCGTTCATAGCCTGCTGAAAGGTCTGAAATGTGGTTATCTCGCCAGCAGAATGCTCAAGTGCGGCATCTATATGATGTGAGATTTGAGGCCAGTACTTTAGGATTTCCTCTGCACTTAATAGGTGCAGTGACATATAAATTCCTGTATCTTAGTTGTTTCAGCAGTATATCACTTTGTTAATTACTTTACAAGTACATTAATAATTACACTATGTCCTCACGTTTTAACTATAAGCTTTGTAGCAGATATTGCCGTCCCTGCAAAGACACTTGGATCATCCGCCGTTAAGCCTATCGTGCCATCAGTTTGCACAAAGTAGCTCTGCCCTGCTGTGAGGCCACCTTGGTTTGTGCTGAGTGAGCCTATGATGTCTATTCTTGCAGCACCACCGCTTGCGACCTCTCCCGCAAAGCCTACATCGTAAACCTGTCCTACACCCTGATCGTTTCCACCTGCATCCGAATAAGCAACAAGCATACGATCTTCTGTGCTGTTGTAAGAAATTACATTGTGCTGAGAATTTACCTCTGAGTATACTTGTGCAGTATCTAGTGTTACAGTTGTTCCGCTTATGGTTCCATCTCGTAATGTGCCATAATTAGAGTTTCCACCATCCTGATAAACCATTGCAAGTTTACCACTAGAATTAACTGTGATAGCACCATTTGTTGTAAACATGTATCCAGTAGTTGTTACTTCTACCTCAGAGCCGAAACTAATATTTGTTCCGCTAACTGTACCAACTACAATTTTACCCTTGTCACTATCAGCGGCATCTTTGTAAAAAATTGCAATCTTGTTAGTGGTCGGATCAAAAACAGAACAACGCCCCTCCGTGTTTCCTGAATTGAAGGTTGCTTCAGTGCCATAGCTTATAGACGTTCCACTAACTGTACCAACTCTGGCGTTTCCATTATTAGAGTTAGCTTGGTCCCTATAACTTGCAACTACTTTTCCTGCATTGGAGTCATATGTAGAGTCCATATATCCGCTTTGGCCGTTGTTTATTTCTACTCTTGTACCAAAAGAAATACTTGTTCCAGAAACTGTGCCAACAATTCCGTAACCGTTAGATGACTGATAATGGCAAACTATTTTTCCATTTGTGCTGTCAAACACAGCATGAGGATAAGATGAATTGGTAGAGTCAACAACAACCGCCGTTCCAAAACTTATAGCAGTGCCGCTTACCGTTCCAACAATCGCTGTCAGATACCCTGAGTTACCTGCATCAATATAAAAAATAACAACTTTATTATTCGTAGAATCAAAAACAGGGCTAACATAACTTGTAGACCCTGTTTCAAATACAACAGGCGTACCAAAGCTAACAGTACTTCCGCTTACCGTAGCAACAGCAGCAGTCCCCTGATTAGAATTGCCTTCATCTTGATAAGCAATAACATGACGATTATTTGTGCTATCATACGCACTGCCAATGTCATCAACAGCACCTGTTTCAAAAACTACAGACGTACCAAACCCAAAAGGCGAAGCAGGGCCACTAGACATGCCGATGTAGTTCTCGGCGGTGAGGTTTTTAGTGGTGTACGAAGCTGCGTTTCGTAAAACTACAGCAGTTCCAGAATTAGAGTTACTAGTATCCCTGTATGCTATTACTACCCTTTCAACGCCAGAGCTAGAGTCATACACTGCAGCCACATCGTCAGTTCTACCATCTTCATACAGCACAGAAGAGCCAAAACTAATAGCCGTACCACTTACAGTGCCGACTACGAGTTTTCCCTTATCAAGATTGCCACCATCGGCGTAAGCTATAACAACCTTTTGAGCGTTAGCGTCGTAAGTAGCTGAGAGAGAAGTCTCTATTTGAGAATTCTGAAACACTACGGGAGTTCCAAAGGAAATTGATGTTCCGCTAACAGTAGCTACTACAGCAGTTCCTTTGGTGCCGTTGTTATAATCTACATAAGCAATAACTACCTTCTGAGCTACGGCGTCATAAGTAGTAGATGTACCCGTGGTGGGGCCCGTTTCAAAAACAGAAGCAGAACCAAAACTAATAGATGTCCCGCTTACAGTGCCAACAATAGCCGTGCCGTAGTTAGAGTTACCATCGTCTCTATATGAAATAACTATCTTTTGGGCATTGGAATCGTAAGCTGATGACACGGCCTCGACAGTAGCACTTTCGAATACAACCGCACTACCAAAGCTGATAGATGTACCACTTACTGTGCCAACAATAGCCGTGCCGTAGTTAGAGTTTCCGTTGTCTCTATAAGAAATGACCACTTTCTGAGCATTGGAGTCATAGGAAAGGGAAGTGAACTCTACCTCACTACTGTCGAACACTACTGGAGTTCCAAAGCTTATTGACGTGCCACTTACAGTGCCTACCACAGCAGTGCCATCGCTATTGGAGCTGTTATTATAAGAGATAACTACTTTTTGCGAATTGGAGTCGTAGGTAGAAGAAAACTCCTCGGTGTTGCTACTCTGAAACACTACGGGAGTTCCAAAGCTGATAGTCGTACCACTTACAGTGCCAACACTAGCCGTGCCGTAGTTGGAGTTTAAGTTGGCTCTATAAGCCACGACCACTTTCTGAGCGTTCTCATCGTAGGTGGCTGTAACATCAAAGCTTTCCGCTGTCTCAAACACAACAGCAGTGCCTAGCGCTTGGGATTCGCTTGAGCTAGTCTCCGCAACAACACTAACAGTACCATCAGCATTAACTATAACAGCCTTACCATTAGGCAGCACCCCTGATGCAACAGCCTTCAGTATGCCCTCAGCGTTCGTGTCTGATGGAATGTATGAAAGCGTCATGCGTTAGCCCTTTACTATTAATTTAGTTGCAGACACAGCAGTGCCAGCAAAGACCGATGGATCATCAGCCGTTAAGCCTAAGTCGCCGTTGTTTTGAACGAAGTAGCTCTGACCCGCCGTTAAGCTAGACTGGTTATCGTCTATGAAGCCCTTGGCGTTGATCGTGGCAGCTTGGCCCGATGCGTAGCCGTTAGAGGCAAAGCCTATAAAACTTGGCGTGTTTGGCCCCGGCCCTGCGTTTTGAAACACAGACGCTGTTCCATGCTCAGAGTTATCAAAGTCAGAATAAACACAGACAACCTTGTTTGCGTTGCTGACAAAAGCTGTCGACAGTTGAAAGGTGCTATTGTTTGTCTGCCCCCCAGTAATATCAACAGCAGCGCCGAAAGAAATAGATGTCCCACTAACAGTGCCAACAACAAACTTGCCTGTGCCATTTATATTGTCCTGATATGCAATAACCAGCTTATTGGCATTACTGTCGAACGAAATTGAATTGTTATTGCCTTCAGTTGATCCTGAGTAAATTACGGGGCTACCAAAGCTGATAGTGGTTCCACTTACCGTTCCTACGATTGCAGTTCCCTTGTCTAAGGTACCATCATCCATGTAGGCAATGACAATTTTATTGCTGTTGCTATCAAAAGCTATAGAAGTCCAAGCAGTGCTGGCGCTTTCAAATGTAACAGGATTGCCAAAACTTAGACTTGTACCGCTTATTGTGCCAATAATAGCCTTGCCATAGTTAGAATTTCCAACGTCACGAAAGGCTATGACTACTTTACCAGCGTTACTGTCAAAGGCTGTTGATATATACTGAGTAGAGCCAGTTTCAAATATTACTGATGCGGCAGCATTAGAAATGGTCGTCCCGCTTACAGTTAAAACTCTGGCCGTTCCCCTGTCAGCGTTAGCATCGTCCTCGTAAGCCACGACAACCTTGTTGTTTACGCTGTCAAAGGTCGCAGAAATAAATTGAGTAGCGCCAGATTCAAACACAAGCTCCGATCCAAAAGATATACTATCCCCGCTAACATTCCCCGCAATAGCAGTCCCCCGCTGACTATTCCCACCATCCTGATAACAGATAACAACTTTATTTTCGTTGCTATCAAAGGTTGATGCGATATGATTTGTTTGAGCGCTCGCAAAGACCACAGGAGTCCCAAAGGTAATTGATGTGCCGCTTAATGTGCCGACAACTGCTGTGCCGTAAGAGGAATTGTTTTGGTCTCGGAATGACACAACAATTTTATTTGAGTTTGAGTCAAACGTAACAGAAGGATACAAAGTTCTATCAGCCTCAAAAACAACAGGGTCGCCAACAACCTGATCAACAGTTCCACCCGTTGGGCTTATCAGTCCAACAGTCCCATCAGCATTAACAACAACCGTATCACCAGAAGCTAACGCACCACTGGCAATGGCCTGTACTTTTCGGGCTGTATTTCCACGATTGCCAATGATACGCATTTATACTTACTCCTCCTCGTCGAGAGTTGGATCAACCCAGTCAGGGTTAGCTGTCCATGTAGTGCCATCAAACGTATAACGATTGCCCGTCCAGTCCGCTGGGGCGTTGGTCACGTTGTCTGTGACGGTCACTGTGGTGCTGTTCAGATCACCAATAATGAACTGTGCAGGATCACCCACTGTAATGTTGTCTGCCGTAGCAGTAATAGTCACGTCATCAGCAAGCAGGTACTTGCTCAAGCCGCTGGATGTTTCAACTATTGTCCTCATTTCGTTATCCTTTCACGATGATTTCTGTGGCTGAGATCGCAGTCCCAGCGATTACTGACGGGTCATCAGCCGTTAAGCCAAGCGTCCCATTTGTTTGTACAAAGTATTGCTGGCCTGCTGTGAGGCTGGATTGCGCACCGTTAATGCCGCTACCAATCTGAACTCTCGCCCTGCCTGTGTCAGCAGCAGCGCCGTCAGTAAAGCCTATGAAGTTCTCAGCGGTTATGTTGGTGGTGGCGTAGGCGGGTTGGTACACAACAGATGTACCACGAACAGAATTGCCGCCGTCTGTATAGCTTAAAACAACTTTACTAGAATTTGAATCGTATGTGGCAGAACCCATTATGACCAATGAAGTTCCCGAAAAAACAGAAGGGCTGTCAAAACTTAGGGATGTACCAGTTATTGTTCCAGTAATAACAGTCCCACGACCAGAGTTTCCCGCATCCGCATATGCTATCACAAATTTATTTGCTATAGGGTCAAAAGCAACGCAAGGAATATCCGTTTTTGCACTTTCAAATACTGCAGGTGTGCCAAAGCTAATAGTTGTGCCGCTGACGGTCCCTACAATGGCAGTGCCATAATTAGAATTTCCAGTGTCCCTATAAACCACAATTATTTTATTGGTAATAGAATCAAAAGCAACATGCGGTTCTCTTGTATCTGAATTTTCAAAAACAACAGATGTGCCAAAGCTGATTGACGTGCCGCTGACCGTTCCTACAATGGCAGTGCCGTCCCTTGCATTGTTCGCATCTCCATAGACTATAACGATTTTGTTTGAGTTGCTATCAAAAGTCATTGCCGGTTCATAAGCGACCCCTGAATCAAATTGAACAGCAGACCCAAAGCTAATAGTTGTACCACTTACTGTACCAACTTTGCAGTAAGCTGCACTACTTTTTTTATACGCCACAACGATTTTGTTTGAGCTTGAATCAAAAGCCATAGATGCGTCTGAATAAGTAGTGCCTGAGTCGATAGTTGCCGCACCTCCAAAACTAATGGAAGTACCACTTACTGTCCCAACTTTCGCAGTTGGTTGATTGGAAGAGTTAGAATAGTACACCACTATTTTATTGGAATTGCTGTCGAAGGCGATAGGCATCGGAACATACTGAGCGTTGCTCGCAATTTGAACAGGCGTACCAAAACTAATAGAAGTACCACTTACTGTCCCAACTACAGCTTTTGGTCTATTTGCATTTCCAGTGTCCCTATATGCTATTACTATTTTGTTGGAGTTGCTGTCAAAAGCGGAAAAACCCCAAAGGGTACTACCACTTTCAAAAACAGATGGGCTGCCAATTGCTTGGTTTATAGGCGTCTCAACAATAGCACTCACAGTCCCATCGCTATTAACAACTACAGCCTTGCCATCAGGCAGTGTACCAGAGGCAACAGCCGTGATCTCTGCGTTATCGGCAGCGGGGTTATTGCCTATGATCCTCATTACGCATCATCTATTTCTTCATAGCTACATACTGCTGATAAATCACCAGCAGCCGAAGCTTGAATTTTAAGAATATCACCTTCGACCAAATACAAACCCATGTTTTTATCAATTGGAATAAGAGTAGCGTCTGCTGGCACTGATATAGTTTTGGCTATGTAATAATCAGCACTGGATCGTGTAATCCACACTGAAATATCCGCAGCGTTTACTCCGTCTATGTTAGCTATAACTAACGAATTTATCTTTAATAGTTTATCGGAAGCAGCCGTTAGCAAGCTCACTGCAGAAGCAGCGACATCTGCATCTACAGCAGTGTTTGCATAGATACTGCTGACTGCTACTACATTGGGGTTTGCCATTTGTTTCTCCTTTTACCCAAATACCATCGCCATAGCGATTGCTTTGCCAGTTGTTGCTGCGCCGTTGATCTGTGCAGCGGATGCGGTCACTAAAGTACCGCCTAATTTCAATCCATTACTGCCGTCATGGCTGGCAATGTTAAAATCGTTTGAACCATCGCTAACGACAATTGTGCCGTCGAGAATTGGGCTGGTTAATGTCTTGTTGGTCAGCGTCTTTGAGGTTGATGCCATGAAGGTATCGAAGTCGCTTACTAGACACTGCTTCATCACATCTGCATCGCTGACTACAACACCATCTGTTGCAGCAAGAGTTACTGTAGCTTGGGTTGTGGCACTACCATCTAGTATATTTAATTCTGCTGTAGTAAGCGTTGCATCATCTAAGATGTTTAACTCTGCAGCAGATGCCGAAAGTCCAACTACATTATTAGACTGCCCGGCAATTGTATCGACGTAAGCCTTCACCGATTGCTGCGTTGGTATCAGGGTTGCAGAGTTGCTGGACATATTGTCTTCATCGACAAAGGCTGTGGCGGTGATACTTCCGTCAGAAAGACTACCAAAAGTCATCGTGCCAGTTGTAGTGATTGCGCTGGAGCCGTTGTCAATTGCACCAAAACCTGACGTGATCGAACCCGCATTCAATGCACCAACTGTGGTCACATTGCTGAGAGTATCCAGCGAAGTCTCCATGTATGTCTCGAAGTCAGTCAGAGCGACCTGTTTCATCGTACCGGCGTCATTGACCACTACACGATCAGCATCTGCTAAAGTCACTGACGAAGCACCGGTATCACCGTCCAAAATAGAAAGTTCTGCTGGCGTTGCAGAAACCTGATCATTGCTTGCTGCAGCT